CGACTACTGTTAATTCCAGTAGATATTGAAAGAGATATTCCGGCAAGAGTTGACAAATACTTCGCTTAAAAGCATAAAAAGCATTAATATTGTTTAAAACTGGGATGGAGATTGTTTAATTAACTAAGCGTTGAACAACGTTGCATAGCGAATTAAACGCTCTAAATGCTGTTTTTGATAAAAGCGTTTAACTTTTTAAATTCAGACTTCGCGAAGTTTTTAACCTCGTTCGCGAAGTTTAGAAAACAAAGGCCACCGAACGAGTTCGATGACCTTTTTAATAGAAATATAGTGAAATTCCCTGCGTTGTTATTATAATTTATGGCGGGAATTTTTATTCCAAAATAGCACTACAATCGCTGATATTATCAAATAAATTAGCATAAAAGCGACGTGAAAATAGCAGGAAAAAACTATACCTGTCAACCAAATAATTGAACATAAAAGAGTCTTCATACTGGCCCCTTTCGAGGGTTGCGTAAGAACCAAATCATGGCTTGTTTTTGATCATCTTTTGTTAGCCCGCCAAGCTTGCTGGTTGTATTTTTTACAATAACCAAAGTTCCTTTTTTCCCTTTAGGTCCACCCAAAACCATCGTTGTTTTTATAGGAGTTTCATTGGCAATAATTGATATTTCTCCACCTAAAATTTCTTCTATAATTGCCGTAGTATTTTTGATATTTTTGATTTTAGGAATGATTGTTCCTTGTTCCCAAATCATGATTGTTATCGTCTTAATTTTCACACCATTCCCTCCGGGAATTCTCTTCTCATATTTTCTGAACCAACAATTTTAATTAAGCTGTCCTTCATGAAAACTGGAATATTATTTCTGTCAGCCTGGTCGCAAATATTTTTAATCCAGTCTAATTTTGGAGTTACTTTGTCTTTTCGATTTCCGGTTTCTGCTCCAATAATCATCCAGTCCACATTGATTTTAAAATCAACTTTTGGAATGTCCGCAAGAAGGGGTTCGAAGCTGATAAATGAGCGATGGCGATCAGAAATAAACATAGATCCACCCTCTCCAGTCACGGTCGTTCCATACCACATATTGTTTGCAATTGGCAGCAAGTCGCACCTGTCCATTGCTACATATCTGTCAGTATTTTTTGTTAAAAATAAATATTGATGAATTGGATAAGTAAGGCACGCTTCCATAACTTTATTAATCCATGCCTGAGGAACCCATGCACCAAACAAATCGGCCATTGAGCATACAAAAATAGTGCTAGGTTTTTGAACTTTTTTTGGTAGATCTAGCCTATAGGTATGAAAGGTAGGGTCAAAGCCTCGAGGGTAAGATCCTGCGTCCGGTGTGTCATAAACGAATGGCTTTCCTTCTCCCTTTCCAGTGGCAAATCTGTTTGATATCTGCCTGGCATAGCAATACTCACAGTTGTTTAGGCAGCCGGTCACAGGGTTCCACGTGTATCGTGTCCATTCTATTTTTGTCTTATTCATGAGTAATCGCCTCCACGTTTTTAATGATTTTTATTTTTGCGTGATGAAGAATAAAATTAAGTGCAATAATAAGAGTTAACGCAAAGGCAAAAACAGTTATTATGAGTATTTTTACCACTACAATTTGCATTGTAATAATGAACAAGTGAAAAGCTTCCATCATTATTTCTCCCCGAAAAGGTCTAATTGTAAGAATGAATCGAGGTCATCTTCTTCACATGTTTCAATAACAGCGAGGTTTATAGACTCTTTCGATATAAGGTATTCTAGCGCCTCGTCCCTAGAGATTTGGTCACTCGATTTCCAGCCACTGTCGCCAGATAAGACTGGCATAGGCACAGACAGCATCCAAGCTAAATTAATCCCAAATAAAACCTTTGGAATAGGCAGTTTGGCTAGTCCAAACCAGTCGATATCTTGCTTAGGATTTTTATCTGCCATAGGTTTTTTAATAGGAGGAATGTTTTCTGGCCGAAGCGATTCTCTGTACGATAGATAATCATTCCAGGCCAACCACGCACGCTTGGCAGCATCATAATCTTGGAGATACTTATTGATAGAGTGTGCGGGAATTCTCCAATACTGAGCGACCTTTATAGCGTCTAATCGATATAAGGTGATGTCATAATTAATCTGCGCATACGTCTTGTTGCAAATTTCAGACACCTCTAAAGGGGTGAGAAACAACCTGCCGATTTTGTCGGGTTGCTGTTGATATTTGAAAAGCTCAGGTTGAGTCATCTTCCCTTCCTCCTGTTTCTCACATTGTTCCAATGTCGAGATCAACCATCCTGTAATTGCCTGTTTTGTCGCGTTCATGAACACGGAAATACTGCTTGCTGGAATGGACCTTTAGGCTATCGCTAATGATGTCCATGGCTTTTATCCAGCGCTCATCTGAGATATTTAGACGTCGCAGTCCGAGGATTCTTTTAACGTCCATGTTGCCTGACTGATCAAGCCTGAAAGCCTCATCCACCATTAGCCTTAGATTTTGGTTACCACCCTTTGACCAGTCGTCTACGCATTGATTAATCAGCTCTTGAGCTATGGCAATTCCTTCAGTGAAGGTGAGGTTGTCATTGATAGCAAGCATGATTCGGATGGCTCCATCAAAGCTTGTCATCTGGAGATTTCCTTTTTCACTTCCTAAAGTCACGCCGTATTCTTCTGCCGCTATCCCTCGGAATTCTTGAATCTCTTCAATGATGTGCTCTTTAACTTTCGCCATCTCTTGACGAAGGTTTAAGATCTTTTCATGAATGTTTTCTACGACCTGTTCTCTGAGCAGATCTAACGGTTTAATTGAATCCTCAGGAACCCATGCTCCACGTGAATTTTCGTAAAAAACCTTCCCGTCGATGATTTTTTTCATTGTCACTCTCCTTGGTATTTTTCTGTCCGATTGAGCCAGCCAAGTAGCTTGCGCAGATCGGTAAAATCGCAAAAATCAAGAGATGGCTTTCCCATCTTTGTAAGCATCCCCTGTAGACGACAGCGCCATTTGTAACCTAAGACCAGGGGGGCTCTTTTTAAAACTTGTCGCTTCATGCGCTCTTTTTGTTTGCGCAATTCTTTAGTTGGCGAAAGATATGGATATGCGGTGCTGTAGCCAGCTCTATCAAAGGCATCGGCAACTTTTCTCAGTTCCCGCTCTGTCATTTTTGTGCAACTATCTACACCGGTGAGATGAGTAAGAAATTGCCTATAGCGTAAGTCATCCATATTAATTTGCCCGGCAACCTCGCATGTTGGGCAAGATTCAAAAAAGTGAATTCTTTCGCATTCAGGGCAAATTCTGGCACGATCTTTTGCCATGTGAATTTTTGCAACAATTGCTCTTCTAGTAACTGCATCCATTACTTCCTCCTTCTGCCTAATAAGGCGGACGAACCTTTTCCTCGCTAATCATTTGATAAACTGCTACACGCCCAGGAACTGGTTCTACAATTCTTTTTATTGATCCATTTTTGAGATAAGCTCGAACCCAAGTCTTAATGTAAGAAGATGGAAGGCTGGTCATTTTTGAGAGATCTAACATTGTAAACTCGCGTAACAGCTTTGCTGCTCGCCATGCTATGTCAGCTCTAACACCCTTTGCTGGTCTGATGTGAACATAGGACCCGTCTTCTCTAATCCCGATTCTGCCTTGATTGGTCATTTCCGAGAGCTTTTGACGAAGTCGCCAATTAGGTGTAACTTCCGGAAAAACCTTGGCTATCTCATCGTAACTAACCGGTCTTCTCTGACCTTCGATAAACTTGCCAATCTGCCCAGATAGCGTGCGTGACTCTAGGACTGTTGCACGAATTTCTGCATCGATTTTCACACGCATCACCTCTGACTCTCAAAACAGGACAGTGCTGATTTGGTAATTTTGTTTAGCCCCGATGCTGTCATGGCTTGGCATAATGTGATTGCATCATTGACCAAGTTTCTAAAATCTTTTCGGGCTCTTATGAGAAGCTCTTTGCATAGCTGTGGTTCGTCTGTAATGTTTTCTCCAACAGCCTGAGCGTAGTAAAGAGCAACGTCTGTAATAGATAGAGGGTCAAACACAATGTTGCGACGAACACGGCTTTCTAGCCGAGGGAGTGTTCGCATTTTGTTATGCAATGACTCTTCCCCAATTAAGATTAATGGAGCTGAACAGTATTCGTTTAAACCTCTAAGCGCCTCAATAAATCTGATGGGCAATCGATCTGCTTCGTCGATAATGATTAACTTGCGCCTGAGAATAGTTGCTTCCTTGATAAGTGCTAGATTTTCGTGGTAAGTTCTGAATGAAACTCCTGTCAGGGTGTCGGCAATCTGGCGCATTAAATATGTAAGCGTAAAACCTTCCATGTATAACACATAGACTGAGTCTGGGGAGACAGAAGCGTAATGTCGCGCCGTAAAAGTTTTGCCGTACCCTGGCGGGCCTAACACGATTCCGATAGAAGAGTTGAGCGTTGAGTCTGGCTCAAGAAGACCATTTGCCAGATCATCGAATCTAACTACATTTTGAGTTCTGATAAAAGTTTCTGGATTGACTCGGTACTCACGTCCTAGAGAGTCATCAACAAAAGGAGTGGTCTCCTTAATTGCTCCAGCTATCAACAAAGCGTCGATAACTTCTTTTCTTCTCTCTTCGCAATTTGGATAATCTCCACTTGCCAGTCGGCTTAGCGTGCTTTTGTCCTTTTTGACGATTGATCCAATTTGACTTAATGACAGACCGGTCGAATCTAAAATCTCTTTAAAACTTTTTTCAATCATGCGTCGCCTCCTTCGGCTAAAGCTTTATAAGTGTCCCAATAGGCGCGTTCGTCAGCACCTCTTGATTCGTAAAATCGTTGGACAAAAACTTTGTCCACTTCTTCCAATTCTCCACCTGCAATCATCACGTCCAGACACCACTTGTATCGTTCGCTCTCTGATAAATGCACAGGTCGAAAAGAGACAACATTGCCTGTTTTCTTTGGTGGGTTTTCTTCGAGGAGTTTTTGAACTTCTTCAGCAAGATCGATATCTGTAAAATCTGGCAAGCTCTTAAAATCTTGTCGTGCTTTTGTGAGGCGTTGCGCCTCTTGGCTTTTGACAATCAGCGATCCTATTGGCTTCACACACATATCGAAAGCTTGGCGTACTGCTCGGATCTGATTGCGCTTCCACTCATTAGCTGCAGCGGCCGCATCATCATCAAGCATTGAGATTGCTTCCACTCGTTTTAGCGGTCGAACAGCATTCTCTCTACTTGGAACAACTGCCCAAGCTTTGTTCATATTCCAGCGATCGTAGCGAACTTCAATTCGCTCTCCTTCAAATTCAGAGAGTCCTACTTTTGCAATGGTTCCATCTTCGGCTAACCTGATGGGCTCACCTTCAAACATGGTCGTATCAATTATTACGCGGGCTCGAGTGACCTTTCTGACTTTCCTGTCAAATAAAATAAAGTCGATATCTTCAGGGGACATAAAACGAGCTCTCCAGCCGTCTCGTTGCTTCTGATAAAGTTTTTGGCGAGGGGTCATTCCTAAGCCTTGGTGAGTTGAGTTTTCGTAAGAATCTTCGTTAAGAACTAAGGTGTGTAAAACAGCACTGACAAACTCTTCAATGGTTAAAAGTTCTCTTTTGTCTTTTTGTTTTTCAAGACGAGCTTTTTCTGCTTCTTCTATATGAGCTGGCGCGTTTGGAGTTTTTACCCTTCCAGGAAGGCACATTTCGTCAAGCCTAGCTTCTAGTGTCCTAAAGAATCGTTCGATTGGTTTTGCTTTTGCATTTTTTACTCGAGCAAAGATTCTGCGCTTTTCTTTTTTTCTCCATTCATCTTTGTTCGTGGCCGTATCTATAACATTATTATCTTCATCAAGAATTACGTAAGTTCCATCTGCCGATTGGTAGAGGTCGCTGATGTCTCTGTTTTTCATGTCAAACATGGCAAGATCATCAACGATTTGATTGAAGGCTGCAGAACATTCACTGGATCCATTATCATTGTATGTACAGTCAAATTGGCCGAATCTGTGAAGGCCAACGCGAAGAGCTTCTTTGACGGTATGACTTGAATACTTTTTGTCAAAAGCAATTCCGTACGGAAGTCGGGTACACATGTCTAACCAGACGTAACATTCGGGGCGATAGATTCTCCCTTCATCGTAATCAGCAACCCACCAGTCAAAAATATGCTGATCTCCAACCACAACTTGGAAGGGTGCCAGAGTGTCCAGATCGCGCAAGATCCAAAAGTAGTTATCAATGTCTCGGATTCCTCGAGCGCTCCGTTCTAGCAGAGGGTGTAAGTCATTTAAATAACTGTAAGCACTGGTTTTTCCACCAACGTTCCATTTCTCGATTTTAGCCTTTTTTTGTACCGCTCTAAATGCAGTTATTTTAGTGCATTGGCCAATTTCTTTGATGGCCTTTAAGTAGTAGGCACACATGTACTCGATTGCTTCAGGGTCCCATGCAACTGGCGCTGTGGATGTTTGAGTTGGCTTGCCTTTAATTCCATAACTATTGTACTCGTCTACTGCTCGACGAACTGTGCTTTCTGAGACTCCAAAAAAGTCAGCAACGGTAGATACCCATGCTCCGATTGTCACTTCAGAAGGGCGTTGTTTGTATTTTGAAACAATTTGAAGTTTTCTCTTTTGTTTTGGCGACATCTGTCGGGCGAGCACTTCGAGCCCAACGGACTGTGACGCTACACCTAGCGTACTGGGCAATGTCAAGTTCTTGATATCACCAGATGCTGTGAGCGCTTTTGACGCATTGGTGCTTCTGACAACCATTTGTCGAATATCTGCTGGAAGTGAAGTTACATCTACTTCCATTTTTCTGTTTTTGATTCGGTATTTGTATCGCCCTTGCTTACATGCTTGTTGAATAGCTCGAGGGGTTTTGCCAACAATAGCAGCAAGAGTAGCTGTGTCAATCCACATTAGATAGATCCTCCTTTAATCGAGAAAGCAATAAGCCATCTTGGAAAATTAGAGCTCGCTCTTGGCAGGTCAGCAGATAGCCATTGATGGTGTTAGTTTTGCAACCAAGTTTTTGAGCCAGTTCGCTGGGGCAAATTACTTTGGGCCAAAACGGAATAGCGTCTACCATTTGTTGAACCTGAGAAGTAAGTGGAAGGCGTCTACGGGTGTCGTGTGGTCCGGTACTGCTGACTGAAAACGATTTTGACGAGACGCGCGTTCCACCAATGGGGGTTATTTCGCGTGGCATAATCCTCATTCTTGCGCTTGTCATGTTTTACTCCTTTTGAGCTCTTGAGAGCTTGTTGTAAATCGTCTGGATGTCGAACTGAAACTTTTCTGCAGCGCAGGTCAGTTCAGTCCAGTCTCGGTGTCCCAAAGCCTGTGCGATGCTTTGTCGCACGATGGGAAAATCCGCTTTTCCGTTTACAACTCTGTTCACCGCTTCACGGGAAATGCCGTAGCGATCTGCTATCTTTGCTTGAGACAGCGAGCGACGACTTGCCGTGAACATGATGTAGGTTGTTATTGCACTATTTTTCATTCGCCAAGCTCCTATCATTTGATTTCGTCCGTATATGCCAAAGTTATTTGCGCAAGGGCTTTTGCGACTTCTGATCTTACATCTGGCTGGAATTGCTCAATTGCTTTTTGGATAAATGTTGCAACCAAGATCTGGTCACGCACCTCAACTTTTGGGGTGCAGTATTTTTTGTAATTGTCCATTGAGTGTTTGAAGCGAATAAGATCATCTACACTGGGACCTTCGTCTTCGAGTCTGATTAGTTCTTTGAGGCGGTTGTAGCTGATGATTCCGATTTCTTCTTCGAGGGAGTCTTCGTCGATAATTTCAAGGCGCCGTTCATCTAGTAAGAGTTTTTGATAATAACGCTCACACACCGTGCTCCATCCCTCGGGGCGCCAGTTCTCGTCAACATTTTTAGTGTTGCGTAGAATCTTTATGAGTCTTTCAAATTCAAGGACCTGGCGAGCCTTGAACTCTTCTATATCCAAAAGCCGATCTTCTTTTGGATCGTAGAGCGCTAGCCAGCGATAAGCCGTCCTTTTGGGGATATTCACAGCCTCTAAAAAATCTTCAAAGGTGTTTAACCTCGTGCCAAAATGGCACGAGGTTAAGTCGGACCTATGCCCAGGATTTGTCAATGCTAAATTTGCCACATACAACTCTCTGGCAAGCTCGACTGTAAGTTTGTTCCAACTCTTAAACCTGGAACGCACTATTTCTACTGCCCGATCGAATGTCCATGGCTCCATTGATTTTACCAAGTCTTTTTTTTCTGTTTGACCTGACATGCTGAAATCTCCTTGCGTGCTATCCGTTATTGCGATAGACTTTAAATAGTTCACAAGTGTTAACCACAGTTTGAGGTTATCTCATATTGACGTGGTTGTCAATCACAAAGTGTGGGTAAAATGGAAATATATGTCAGATTGAGGGAAGTGAGAGAAAAGTACGAGGAGTCACAGGCAAAGTTTGCTAGCAGGTTTGGCATTGCGCAGAATACTTACGGGCAATACGAGATTGGAAAGCGGTCCATCCCAGACGATTTAAAGCAACAATTAGCAGAATTAGGAGTTGATATGAATTGGCTAATAACTGGCTCTGGCGGGATGTTTGCTTCTGATGTTAGTGCCGAGAAATCTGTTACAACATTTATTACTCCGAGAGGCGGTACTGTTTCATTAAGTAGTACTGATGACTTTTCTTTGGTGCCACTTATCCATCAGCGCTTATCAGCTGGGGTGGGGCAGGATTATTTGTCGGATGACACTATCAGGCGAATGGTTCCCATTCCTAATATTTTAATCAACGGGTATAAGTTAGAGGATATAGGGGCAGCAGAAGTGCGCGGAGACAGCATGACTGGAATGATGCTATTTGATGGTGATGTTGCCTTTTTTGCTAAAAAGGTTATTTCACAGGATGGGGTATATGTGATCAATGTCGATGGCGAAGTTTACATAAAGCGACTTTCTTTCAATCCGTTCGATGGGAGTGTCACGATTATTAGCGAGAATGATCGCTATGCTCCCAGGACTGTTGATGCAGATCGGGTCGTCGTTTTGGGCAAGGTTATTGGGTGGTTTCATAAACATCCATATTGAGCCTATATATAATAAGGTATAGGGGGACGAGGAATAATCATGAAAAAGCTCATTATAATTGTAATGGTAATTTTTTTAACTTCCTGCTCTTTAGACTCCATGGCAGACGGCGTTGAGGTGAGGGTGATATCTTATTCTCAAAATGTTGTGGTCGAATCAGCCTACGATAACTATCTTGCTGAAATTTCTACAGTACTGACATGGGCTTCGTCGGAAGTGTCAGATGCGCAAGATCTATTAAGTAAGAATCTGATTCAACCTGAAGAATACTTAGAGCTTGTTGGAGGCATTAAGTCAGAAAAAGAAAACAAGCTGCTTGCCATTGAAGACAGATATAAAAGGATGCCTGGTATATGGAGCCCTGCAGCCGCAGTAATTGAATTTGTGTGCTCTAACCCATCAAGCACCAATGTGAGGCTCGTATTGCGCCTGAGATACTATGACGGGACCGTGGGGACTTCAGATGTCTTTCCTCGCCCATTACTGAAAGGGCAAACGTATTCTGAAAATGTTAGCATCAGAACTAGCAAATACATCTCCGAGATTATATCAATTGAAATTTTGAAAAACTAAACAGAGGCTCTTGATGCCATAAGGGCCTACCGAAGTACATTCTTTAATCCGCGCGATTTTACTTTGCCCAGTCGACTTCATCGCTGGGATTTTTTGTATTTATTTTCATATTTCGCTGGAATTTTACTCTTTAGACCCTTTGTTAAACGGGTCTTGGATTTTTGCATCGCCATATTTGGTAGCATGTTTATGATAGGAGATTGCCATTATGGATGCATATATTAAGCCACAATTGTTGGTGCTTATCCCCTTATTGATTGGAATTGGAAAGGCTATAAAGCCTAGCTTAAAAAAACGTTCTGACGGATCGACTGGAAGATTGATTCCTCTTTTGTTGCTGTTTACGTCGATATCCATAGCAACGGTGTATGGGTTCATCGCTACTACATATGTCGGCTGGCGAATGGTTCTGGATGCTGTTGTTATTACCGGCTTAGTTCAAGGATCTTTGGCAGCATTTAGCGCAATGGGAATGTATGACACAACCAGAAAGAAGGAGTAAAAATGTGGAAGTTGAACCAAAAAACGCATTTGAAAAGTTTATTTTCTGGTGCAAGAAGCACCATCTTGGCTGGCTTGCTTTTGCTGTTCTTATTGTTGCCGTGTTCTTTGCTGGCAAAAAGTTTGCCGGAACCAGCAAGCATGTCGGATCAGGAAATAGTGGCGGAAATGCAGGAGATCTGGCAAAGGCAGGAGAGCAGGTCGCAGCAGCGGCTGCAGGTGTTGCCGCAGGTGCAGGAGACCTTGGTCATATCGCCACAGGAATTGAGGATGCTGGTAAGCAGTTACAACCAGTGGTCGAGGGACTTGAGTCAGACCAGCGGGACAGTGACCGCCTTGAGCTCCTCCTTCTCGAATTACGTAGAAGAATCGAATCGAGAGATAGCGAGCTTAAAGAAGGAAAACAGCTGGTTGAAGATAGGGATTGGAGCGACGGCAGCGGCGGCGCTGACAGCACTGATTCTGGGCTTAGTAAAGTAGGGGGGCGCTGATGGAAATTTCTACCATCTTTGGTCTAGCGTCCGGCCTGGGACCTGCTGTTACGTTGGTTGTTCTGGTTCTTGCAATAGGGGTGGGAATAGGAACTCTTATTTTTACTGTTAAATCATTGGCAAAGTCTATTACGAATCAAAGCGAAGTTTTTTCACGACAGATGAGCGAAGCTAAGATTCGTAGCGATGAACGTGATGCCAGGATAGAAGAATTAATAACCAAGCAAGAGGTGCGAATTTCGTATATCGAAACCCGCTATGCCTCAAAAGAAGATCTTTATAAAGCTGTCGGGGGCTGGAGGCAAGAATATTTGCATTTAAGTCAACGGATTGACCAAATTAAGGGCAAGAGGGAGAGAGATACATGAGTAATAAAATTATAACCCCATCTCGGCATGCGGTGTTACGTGGTAGCATTTTGATGTTCTTGGTAGAGGTTTACCCAGAGAGGGTTGAAGAGCTTTCAATCGCGCAAATCAAATATGAGTATTACGAGTACGCAGACATTCTAAAAGCTTTGGCATACTTGGTTGACCGAGGTTATGTGGACAAAGAGGAAAATACTCACCCTGCTCGACCGAACAAAAAGGTACGAATGTATCGCGCTACCAGTAAAGGGATGGATGTAGTTGAAGGCACCGTTGCGGATCCGGGCGTTCTGGTGGAGAAGGAGGTCTAGCATGGCGCGAAGATCCAAAGCTGACTTGATGGGCATAATAGAGCGGATCGTCGAAATGTACGAAGTCGATAAAATGTCTATCCAAGAAATTGAAGATGTTTTGAGAGAAGAAGGGTTTGACATCTCCCGCGAAGCCATCAGAAGGTCTTTGAAAACATCAAAGAGTGTCGCCGCTCAATACACCAAGGCTGCAACTGAGGCTAGGGTTTTGATTGATGCAGTGCGAGACAATCCCAATACCGACGTCGTTGAGATAACTACAAACTTATTAACAAAGCAAGTTTTTGATTTTGTTCAAAGCATTGACAGTTTGACCTTTGATGATCCAAGCGACCTGATTGTTGCGGTCAACCGATTGGCTGATGCCCAAACACGCATAGCAAGACAGCGCCTCACTTTTCAAAATGGATATAACAAAGCCAAAAAAGATTTGGTTTTACGCTTACAAGCTGAATTAAAAAAACATCCTGATGTTTTAGATCGAATAATGGGCATCGTTTCGACTTTGGAGGCTAAGGAATGAGTGGTCTGCTGGTAGAGATTGCTGGACGTCCCTCTGCTGAGCGCAAAGAAAGCGAAAAGCGTAAAGCACGAGGCGAGGATGACTTCCAGTATTTTTGCGATACCTATCTATCTCATTATTTCACAAAAGCACCAGCGCCTTATCAGTTGGCAATTTACAAAGTTATAAATGACGGCCGGGTAGATGCCGAGACAGCTATAGAGCTTCGCAGGTGGACCCGAGAACCGTTTCGAAAATATGTAAGAGCAACAGAGGGCTTGCGGGGAATCATAGACATGGAACCTCGCGATCACGGAAAGTCTGTTCGCATGACATTAGCTTATCCGCTTTGGTGTGCCCTGTATGCTAAAAAGCGCTTTATCGCCCTGTTTGGAGCTACGGATGATGATGCCAAAGGTTTTTTAGAAAACATAAAACATGAAATTGATGATAATGAATTAATTGCCAAAGATTTTGGAGAAATGAGAGGGCCTCACTGGGGAGCCGGAAAGATTGTTTTGGCAAATGGGGTTGCTTTGACCGGTAAGGGAAAAGGAGCGTCGGCGAGAGGATTAAGACACCATGAATCGCGTCCTGATCTTGTAGTTATTGACGACCTATTAAAAGACGCTGAGGCAGACAGTCCAGACCAATGCGCAAAAGCGTATGGGTGGATTAAAAGAACTGCGTTTAACTTAGGTAAGGATTCTTTCATCGTAATGGTTAACACTCACTTTAATGACCATGACCCAATAACGATGCTACAGGACGAAGTTCTCTCTGGGAAGCTGGAGGGGTTTTTAGCCTTACGTTTTAGTGCACAACTTGAAGATGGCTCTCCGCTGTGGGAAAGTCGATGGTCTTATGCTGACTTAGCTCGCAAGCGTGCCGATGTTGGAGAGCTAGTTTACGATGTTGAGTATTTGTCTCTGTCGGTGAATTCCGAGGGGCGAATATTTGACCCTACTTGGTTTCAGTATTTTGATATCAAGGATGTCGAGTTGCCTAAAATGAAAGTAATCATGGGAGTAGACCCAAATGCTGAAGGTTCTGATGATGCAGCTCTCGTTGTTACAGCTCACGACTTGGTTCGTAAAATGAAATATGTAATAGCCTGGTGGTCTAAACCCTACGGTTCACACATGGATTTGTTTGACCAGATAATCCTTATGTATGAAATATGGTCCCCTGAGACAATTTACTTCGAAGAAATCGCGTTTCAGAAATTTTATAAGCAATTCATTTTGGAAAAAGCAATGGATCTTGGTATTATGCTGCCCTTAGCTGGAGCAAAGCCAGGAGGAGCTTCTAAGAAAAAAAGGTGCATGCAGTACCAGCCACACGTTCAGGCTGGAATTATCCGATTCAATGAAACACTCAAAGCTACAGATGAAATGTCTAAATTACAGGCGTTCCCTACTAAGGGAATCAATGACGGAATTCCTGATGCTTTGTACTACAGCGTGATACCTGCTACTGGTCCGGCAACTCCAGTAGGAGCAGCAGCTCAGAAAAAAGTTAACAGAATGAAAGAAATGATGAGGAGATATGTACATGGCAGATGATACAAAAAATCTTGACCAGTTAAGAATTATTCGCGACTCGCTGGTATTTCGCTACCTGCCCAATCCAGATGAAATGATAGCGAGATCTCCTCGAGGGCTTCTTACTTATGATGATATGTTGGCAGATTCTCGAATTGGAAGTCTTTTTTTAGATCGTAGAAATGGAACAACCAACTTGCCAGTTTATATAAGCGACACAGAGGACGAGCGAGTTAATGAATATCGTGACCTGTATCTGAAAGAGCAACGCATTAGAAAGCTTGCGTGGTTTTTACTTACTGGTGGCTTGAAGTATGGTTTTCGGCCAGCAGAAATTTTGTGGAAGCGTGATGATGCTGGCTGGCTTTTTATCGATAGTCTAAAAGGACACAATATTAATAATTACCGATTCAACGATGAAGGGGAAATGTGGTATGCAGGCTTTGGAGATCAGGCTCTTAACCAACCTTATAAATGGATAGTTCACCGAGTCGAAGGAGATGCCTATAACGAACCTTATGGCGTAGCATATATGAAGGGAGCTTACTGGCCATGGCAATTTAAGCGACTAGGTTGGCAATACTGGCTAACTGCGACAGAAAAGTTCTCCGTGCCTTCGCTGGCTGCCTTATTTGAAAATAGCGATCCGACTAAAGCCCGTCAGATAGCTGAAGAGGTAGCCGAGGCTGTGAGCTTAGTTTCCAGTGGCTCTGGAGGAGCTCTTGGAAATGTTAAAGAACTGAAGCAGCTCACTATGGCAGGGGCAGTCTCTGATTTTGACGTTTTGATTAAAGCATGCGACTTGCAAATAGCTTATGCAATGACCGGCCAAGCTCTTTCTACAAACGTCTCTGATACTGGCACGCAGGCACTTGGCACTGTTCAGGAAAGGACCAAGCAAGCTGGATATGAAAACGACGCTCGAGCTTTAGCTTATACGATGCAGCGTCTAATCGACATGTCAATAGAAGTCAATTTTGGCAAGGGTGTCGATACTCCTAACTTTATGATAGACACTGGCGACTATGCCAGCTTCAGCATTATTTGCCAAGCTATAGATCGTCAGATTCCCGTTTCTAAACGGGCGATTTACTCCCGCTATGGAATCGCTGAACCAGATGACGACATAGAGGGTGATGCTTTCTTAAAACCGATTCAAGAGTCTCCTTTTGGAATGGGAGCCAACCCATACGATAGGTTTGGTTCAGACTTTGCTGATGATGAGGGTAAAAAAAAAGTCCTGATTCTGGAAAGATACTAATGGATGAAGCTGAAAAGATTCGAAAAGTCATAGATTTGGAAGAGTCTGCATTTGCTCCACTGCAGCAAGACATAGCTGACACTTTAAGCTCTTGGATGTCTGAAGTAAAAAAGGATGTAAAGTTACTTGAAAGTGAGTTTGTGCCTGAAGTGAATCAGAGCATAATGGATCACACTTTCGAAGTGATGCTTGCATCTTTTATTTTAGGGATGAGCCATGTAGCCCCAGGTTCTTTTGACTTTGCAGACAAACTGCCACCAAAGCCAGTGTCTTTTGATGAAGCTGTGGCATTTTCAAAAGGCCGAATCTCTTTGACCCGTGACGATTATTATCAAATTAGCGACTCTCTTCGAGCTAGAGCATGGACCGTAGGAAGGCTTGCGCAGGTTGATGCAGTAGAGCGGGTGAGATCTCACTATTTGGCACAATTGACAGGAAAAGTTTCAAGTGTAGAAGGGTTTGTCGAATCACTGGATCTGGATGAAGCTTTAGGCGCCTCAGGCTGGGCTAGTGGCCAGGCAGGATATTTTGAGACTGTTTATCGAACGAACATTCAAAGCGACTACAATGCCGGAAGAGCTCAGCAATTTAAGAACAATCCGCCAGAGCTTTTAGAATTTATCGGAATTGAAGATGCTCGGCAAACTGATATCTGCGCACAGCGCACAGGTACGGTGCTCCCTCCGGACGATCCGTGGTGGGAAAGAAACTGGCCGCCATTGCACTATAACTGTCGCAGTACAGTTCGTGGAATTTATGCTGAAGAAGCTGCTAGCTACAATTTAGAGAGACTCGCTCCTCCTTCACCAAATTTAGTGAAGCCAGCTCAAGGGTCCTTTGGCCACAATCCAATCAAAGATAATGCACTTTGGAATATTACTCCTGCCCAGCAAGCTAGAATTTCTAAGGCAATGATACAAGAGGAGCTTAATGGTGTTGTCGGGCAAACGGTGTGCAAGAGCTTTGCAAATCCAAAAGAGGGCTTTATCTCAATTGATGTTCCTAAGGGTGGAGTTCGATATCCCGAAACAATGGCACCTGGTGATACGTCTTCGATGGCAGTAGATCTGGCGAGTGACAAGGGGTGGTTTGTTGAGCTCACTTCGGATAACAGAGCTTGGGTTAATGGAATGGATAAGTGGGCCATGCAGAGCTATGACGGAAACTCTGCTTCGATACGAAGTCTTTTTGATAAAGCTCGATCTGCATATTTGGATGTTCCAACATCAGGGGCTTCCACAATTGCTAAAGATTTGGCTGACGCCTTGGTGGAGGTGTCTTCCAAGCGCGATGTTTCACTGCTGGCAGTCAATCACGGGGGAAAGATTAGTTATTTTACAAAAGATCATTTTAGACAGCTGTTGAAACTTACTGACCAAGGGGCTCGCGAAGCTTTTATCACTTCTTTGTTATAAGCCGACAGCGTGCCCTAGTGAGCTTTTCTAGTTACAGACCCCAAATAGGACAGCTTGCGACCGAAGCCCCGTTGTACAACGTTGTTAAACGCCTTTGCAGGCAAATTGGATGCAAAGGAGAGTTGCCGGGAGGGGAAATCGCTCGAGATTGCCCCAACACCTGGCGTTTTGGATTTCTTCTTGCCTGTTTTTGATAGGCTGGAATTGTCTAATGATTCGAGCAAAACCAAGGAGGGTTTGCAATGGAGAGGGAAAAAACGATTAAGCGCATGGAGCTTGCTAGAGTTGGGCAGTTCGGAATGGACGGAGCTGAAATAACCCTAGAGGATCTGCGCGAAGTCAAAGAAACATTCGATGGGCATGCTCCTGTTTCAATCGGGCACGACATGACCAAGGACAAAGACTGGTGGCCAAGTTTTGGAAACGTAGTTGCCTTAGATCTTGAAGAAGCAGAAGACGGCATTAACGCCACTTTAAGTGGAGACGTGATGCTGGACATTGTTCTTGCAGAAGCTATTGACCAGGGTTTTTATGATGGTTGGTCAATTTCGATGCCAAAACGTGGAAGTGACTCTAAGCGCTATTTACACCATTTAGCGTTTCTCGGAGCGGTTCCACCTAAAATCAGAGATCTGAAAATTCTCAAAGAGCTTCGTGATAGCGGGGCCCCGAGCTTTGAAGGAGATACAGATTTTGCCGATTCGTTCTTTTTTCATCAGTCTGACTTTAAAGACTCTAAGCCTGAGGTCGCTCCGATCGAAGATCCCGGTGCTTCCAGCTCTGAGTTTTCCGACAAGCGGCTAGAGGCTGCTAAAAAGATGTTCAAGAACGCACAGAGGGCCAGAGTTAAAGCTGAACTGTCAAGCATTGTCCCAGCTGGAATAATGGGCAAGGTTTTGGAGTTTAGCGACAAGTTGTGTGAACTGGGACAGTCGTCCGATTTTTCTGATGACGGGGATGCAGTTTTAAACAACTTTGTGGAAATCGTGAAGTCTATTCCGGTAGGTCAAGGAGACCTGACCAAGAAGCACGACTTCAGTGATGCGCGAAAAGGCCATGAGCCGGTAGTGGATACGCTGGGCTTGGCACAAAAATATTAACGCACATGCTAAGTGCGGTGAGGAGATTCAAATGGAAGGAAGAACGATGTATGAGTCAGTCGATGTTAAAGAGGTAATCGACGGAAGACATCCGCCCGTGATCTTTCCCATGATAGCAAAATCCAATCAGGGAATCATTCCTGCAGGGTGTGTGCTGGCAAAAGATTCGGACGGGAAAATTGTCCCCTATGAAGTGTCGGAAGAAGACATGACAGGGGTTGTTGACGGAACAAATAAAGCTTTCACTCTTGAAAGTGAATCAGCTCCTTTGCTTCCCGGCACAATAGTTTTAACACACGGAGATGTCGAGCTGACCGACAATGGCTTTGGCGTTATTGGCGGCGTAGGGGGAGCGGGGGTTGTTGATTACGCCTCTGGTGTAATAAGCGTTACGTTTGGAACAGCTCCTGCTGATGAAAGTGACAGCCCTAAGGTAGAAGCATCAAGAGCTGTGGTAGGAGTTGCACTTCGCCCAGCTAACACTTCACGTGAAGATGTTATCTCGGTTGTTGTTCACGGCACAGTTTTAAAAAGCTCGCTTGTTCTCGGTGTCGATTCAGATGCGGTCAGTCAGGTTGCACTAGATGCACTGGAAGGTATCGCAATTTACGCGACTTTATAGTTTCGCGTCCTAATCCAAAAGAGGAGATTTTAAATGGATGTTTTGACTTTCATTCAAGGGTATTTAACTGTTTCGACAATCTCTAAATTGATCGAACGAAAGCAGAGACGAAGATCTGTGATTTTCGATACTATTTTTTCAAGGCGAACACAAACAGGCTTGCCATTTGTGCGCATGGATGAATATATCGATACAATCCGAAGTGTTCCAGTTGTTACTAGGGGCGGGGCTTCATTAACAATTGGTGGCGGGTCAAATTCGATCGCCATGATTGAACCGATGCCCATTCGCTTGAATCGCTTGCTAACTGGCGCCAGGATGAACGACCTTCGAACTTTATTTGGAGACGGAGGAGCGCGTGGTCAGGCTTTGATTCAAGCAGAGATTGACCGCATGGTCTTAAAGCTGATGGAGACCACTGATAAAACTCGAGATGCTTTGTGCGCCCAGGCGATCACAGGCAAAATCGATTATCAGATGGCAGCTGACAGCGGCTTTGTTCGCTATCAGGTAACGTATGGAAGCGGAAACACGCTTTCTCATACTGTTTCAAAAAAATGGGATGCCAGCGGGACCTCCATAGCCGACATCCTGACAGACGCAATTGCCGTCAGACGGAAGTTGAACGAAGAAGGAGCCTCGGGCGAAGTTGGCTTTTTAGTCTCTCCGGAAGTTTTTGTAGCTTTAGCTAATAAGATTACCCCGCTGCCTGATTCTAAGAGGCTGGGTGCGACGGTTACTGCGAACGAAATCACTGTCGCTGGCTTTATCTTTACATTGTGTGACGGCTCTTATGACGACAGAGATTCTTCCGGAGACGAGGTTGTTAAGCAAGAGGTTGCATCTGGCGCAGCAGTTGCCTGGGTTAAGGATATTCCAGAGCTCACTTATTGTGCTGTTGATGATTTGGACGGAAATCTTGAAGCGATTCCGTTCTTCTCTAAGACAGTGAGAGTTGAAGATCCGTCTGGAATCAGGGTTATTAGTGAGAGCAAGCCATTTCCCATGGTTAGCGAAAAGGCGTTTTGTTGGCTTGAGCCGCTTACACCTCCGAATGACGACAATTAAAGGAGCTGGCAATGGGAGTCGTTACTGTCAAAGACCTAAAAGCTGAAATTAAAACATATAATTACTCTGTTCTTACTGGCGGCGACGACAACATAGCATTGCGAGCAATTCAAAAAGCAACAATGTGGTGTGAGGCGAAAGTTATAGCTGCAGGCTCTGCTTTCGACCCCACACTGCCAATCAACAGAGAAATCGTTATAAAAAGGGCTTTGTATGAATTATACAGCTATGCTGAAAATGAAGACGTGGCACGGGATAAGCGTGAAGATGCCCTAGAGATGTTGCGAGCTGCCTATGGTGATGCTGTCGATTCTTCTGGGTATCAAGGCGGATCTGTTCCTGCTCAAAATTCACTTCCGGTAGTAAAGATTAAGCCTATAACCATTTCTAAGTTGCCAGATGCCAAAGGGAGGGGCAAATGAGAGTAACCGTAAAACACTCCCAGTTAGTTGATGTTAAGCCTCCAACCTTGCCAACCCTGCTTAGACAAGTAGGAGATTACATGGTTAGCTCGGTTCAGCGTCGAATTAACAATGGCATCGACCCCGAAAATGCTGCTCTAACAGTAGCTGTCAAGCAAGGATCTAAAACTTTGCGCGATCGGGGGCAGTTGTTGTCCTCTATTGCTGCTCACGTTACAGGATCCCAGGTTGCTGTTGGAACGAATCGCCAAGGAGCTGCAACAAATCACTTTGGCAAAACTATAACTGCAAAAGGTAAATGGTTGTGGATTCCGGCATCAAGTCGAACACGAACATTGCAGCGACGGTATGGTTTTAAAGCTTCTCAAGTTATGACAGGTCTGAAATCTAGTGGGCACAGTGTTTGGATTCAGAGCAAAACGGACTCTACTGGAGTTGTTCTTGCTAAAAAAGGCAAAAGAGGAAAGCCGTTTGTTGTTTTCATTCTTAAAAAGAGCGTTGTTATTCCAGCTCGGCCATTTTTATTCATCGACTCCTCTGATCGAGAAGCCATTATGAAAATGGCGAAACGACACTCGGGGGTGCCAGTGTGACGTACGAAGAACAAATTTCAGCTGTTTTGGACGAATTTAAAGATTATATGGAATCTGAAAATGATATAAAAGTCCTTTATGATCCACAACCGGTTTTAATTGCTGAGCCACATCTACGGATGACATTTACTGGAGCTGAGGAAAATGGAGCTTTTGATAAGTTAAAATTTCAGGGGTCCATAGTTGGAAGCGGAGACGGTCCAGACGTTTTCCTTCCTGCTGTTATAGCAATGTCTATGAAAGTTCAGGACATTTGGAGTGCTTGCAGAGCTACTAACGGACGCAGGTGGATTGAGATTCCAAGCAAAACTGGAGTTTTGAGAATTTTTTTCCAATCCGTTCAAAATTCATCTGGCCAATTTGTTCAGAATGAAATTTATGAAAGTGAAGCCAGGCAATGGGCTTACACATATGCTGAGCCACACGTTGTGGTTCTAGAATTTAGGAAGGAGATGCAAAGATGAGTGGACAAACCATCTACAAACCGGACGGGATCGATGGAAGGTTGTATCCTGTCACACTAGGGACGCTACTAACACATGAGTCGGCATCGTTCAAGGGAGGGTTCTGCAGAATTGAATCTCTTGGAACATTAAGCAAATTCGATGGGGTTAAGGACTCTTCCATCAGCGACGGAGAGGACCCTCACGTTGGTAGTGTTGTTTTTCTGTCAGAATGGGAAAAAGTAGGCGATAACCCACTAGCCGAAGGCGATACAGCGATACCGTTCATTCTTGATGATACTGACGCCTGCTGGGTTACAGATCGTGGTCGTTCTGTTTCGAGAAACGTTTTTGACAAAACAACTCAGTGCCAGGCTAAACGCGGGGAAAGAGAATATTCATACAACGCCAGCGGAGACGAAACCGGATCCATAAGCGGCTTGTATGCGATTGGTTCTGATTGGCAGCGCGAGATTGACTCTCGGTTTATTGAGCGCACAATCGATAATGGAGAAGGCAAGCTAACAAGAGTTGCCAGAAAGAACACTGCATTGTTAACAGCGTTCAGTTACAGAGAGACATCAATTGCGGGAGAGCAAGAGATCTGGCTTTTTAGAGCACTTTATGTGACAAGCATCACTACTGATGCGCCTCAGGACGGATCGGTGGGCTTCAACTTTAACTACACTGCTGGCTGGAGACGACAAGTTGAGCGAACCGTTGCTGCTGTATCAGTTCCTCCAATCGAATAAGGAGGAAGTATTATGTCTAAGCTGAAAGCCAAGGCAAGGCAGGGAGACCCGTCTTTAATCGACTTTGTCGATCAGCTGGGTGAAGTTGTAGAAAATGCAATTTGCGTGCCCGGATCTGTGCGGGTCTCGGCTACTCAAATAGAGTGTATGGCAAGGGTTGTCATCACAATTAACAATAAGGAGAAGGTGCATGAGGATAGTTCTGCAGAAGACAAGGACTTTCATTCCGACGTTCAATCGGAACAAGGAGCTTCCGGAGAAGGAGCAAATCATCGTCGAGTATCAAAAACCAAACGCTCGACAAAGGCGGACACTTCGCAAGAACCTCTATCAGAGTGATGGAGAAGGGCAGTCTATTAAGTTTGAAATTTTCACTGATATAGACGGCACAATCAGAGAAATTCCATGCAAAATCAAGCGATTTTTTGTGGAAGAAGATGGCAAAGCAAGTGAGATTACATCCCTTGCCCAATTGGTAGAAATAGAAGGCGAGGCAGTCGGGCTTTTTACTGAAATCTTAAATGAGATCTGGAAGGATGACCTGACAGCCGAAGACTTAAAAAACTCAGAATCGGCTTCCGTTTAGAGCTGGATGGGCATATCGGAGTTGTTAGAAGTGCTTGGTACGACGAACAGCCTATCAAATGCGGAAGTCGAATTATAAAGCGAAAAGAGATTCCAAAATATGACACGCAAAATCTAAGATATGCCGTTGAAATTTGGAACGAATGGAAACGTTTTGGTCTGCCGGGGGGAGGTGGTCCAGATGGAGAAACGGCAGGACTGATCGACTTGCTTACAGAAATGGAAAATGAATTTGAATCAGCTCAAGCTGATGCTCGGTCCCGGTGAGAAAAATCATCGGGACTTTTTTGTATCATTAAGGCAGGAGACGCAATGGCTACCATTACCACAGATATTCTTCAATTAATTATCGAGGCTGACCAGGCTGATGCTCAAGAAGTTCTAAAAAATTGGCGCAAAAGCGTTGATGATGCAAAGGTTGCTCAAGAAGCCTTAGGCGCTGCGACTGAGGCTTCGACAGTAAAAGTTAGTCAATTATCGCCAGAGATTAGTGATGCTAATCGCGTTTCTAATCAATTTGCCGATACTCAAAAAGCTCTTGGCGAGGCCATCCGTGCTGCTTCTTCGGCATCTGCTGAAGGAGCTCAATCTCACGAAGACTTGTCCGCAGCAGTCAAGGAAGCTTCGACAGCCAGTGGAAATGCTGTCGCAGAGCTCCCCGAGCAGGAGAGAGCTTATAACAACATAGGCAGAACAATCGATAGTTTAGTTGTTAAGTATCTCTCATTGGCTACAATTTTACGTTTGGTTGTCAGGGAGTTTAGAAATTCTGTTCAGCAAGGAACTAGAGACATTCAGGATCTCGCTAGGCTACGCGCCGTCATTGAAATAACTGGGAAGTCGAGTGAGCTGTCAGCAAGCCAAATTAGCAAGTGGGCATCCTCTTTAGAGCAGTCTTTTAATGTTGACAAGAGTAGTATCATGCAAGCCGCTGCCGGTCTTATGACTTTTGAAAACATTGATAGCAGTAGCATTGAAAGAATTTTTCAAATATCAACAGATTTATCATATGTATGGGGCTCTGAAATTGGGACCACTATTGTTAATATTGGAGAAGTTTTAGAAGATCCGATTTCAAACATGGATTCCCTGCGTCGCATGGGGGTTCTAATTAGCACTGAAACGAAGCAGGTTGTAACAAATCTTTTAGAGCAAAACGCTAAATATGAAGCTCAGGCAGTTCTTTTGGATGAGATCCAAGAAAAAGTCTCTGGTGTGGCTAATACCGTTGCCAATACTAATGTTGGAAAATGGCAACAATTAGGAACGACATGGAAGGAGTTTACTAGAGAGGTTGGAATTAACTTTATTGCCGGAATAGAGACTGGTGCATTTGGGTGGACTGGGAAACTTTTAAAATGGGCTTCTAGCCAGCTGGCAGCAGATACTGAACGCATAACAATTGGTTTGCTGACCGAGAGCAAAAACATTCAGAGCGATCTAGCCAATTGGTCTATAGATGAGATTGAAAAAGCTATAACGTACTTGGGAGAAAGAGCTCCAGGGGCGTTTTGGAAACAAGAAGGTGATTATCAAGATCTTAAAGTCGCCCTGGAAGGAATATTAATCCTTCGACATCAAGAGGCTGAGGCGGCCGTGGCGACTGCTGCAGCTGACAAAGCTCGCGAAGAGGCAGCAAAGGCCAGAAGAGCCATGCTTGAAGCTGAAGTCTCTCTTGCTGATGAATTGCGAATTGCCTGGGTTCAAACAGACGAGGGGCGGGGGAAAACTCTACTAGAAGAGATTGACCGACTGAGTGCGCAGCAAAAAGCTGATAAGCTACTCCTTGAAACTTACCGTAATGATCCTAGCGCTGATCTTGAATTGGTTAACATCGTTAAGGGGCGAATCGGTCTTTATGATGCAGTGATTGAGGCTCGCCAAGCTGAATTGGACGGGCTAGCAGATCTGATTGATGATTCTACAGAAAATTATATTACTAAAATTTTAGGAGGCAAGGATGCTACGGAGTTTTCTTTGAGCATTCCGGTTTCCTATGATTTTGGAGATCGTAGCGAATCTGCTCTAATGCAAGAGCAGTTGTCTGTCCTAAGGTCAAAAATAAATGAAATCTGGACAGCTGGGCCAGCAGAAGGAGATTCAGGGGAGTGGCAAAATGCAATTGATGCTCTGTTTGTGCGCTATTCTGACATTTCGGGAGAGATGGAGAGGCAAAAAACACTTGCGAACGACCAGAAAGGCGCTAAGGTTGAGCTTGTAAAACTACTCTCTGACCAAGAGGTGGCAGAGCTAGCGTTGATTGAGTATGCAGCTGTTATTGCCGCATATGAGAGCGAAGGGCTTATTACTGCTGAGCAAAGAGCTGCTCTGTACGATCTTGAAGTGATACGACTGGGCCTTGTAGTTGAGGAAGCAAGGAGTCTAAAAGATCACTTCGGTGAAATGGGCGAAGCTCTGAAAGAGCAGTTCTTAACGGCCGAGGCGATGGGAGAACGACTCAGCGGAATTTTCTTTGACATTGGTTCTGCAATGGCTGCCGGAAAAGACGGGCTTGATGCCATTGGAGACGGATTGCAGTCTTTCGCCAGTGATATTCTTGGCCAAATCTCATCGATGGCAATTGCAGCTGGGTTGCGAATGATAGTTGAGCTTGGTGTAGCGGGACTTCCTGCTGCAATCGGACTGTTTGCGCTGGGTGGGGTTGCTGGCATCGGGGCAGGATTCTTCAGTAGCTCTGGCTCCGGGATAGACTCCTCAATCATGTCATCCTTAAATGAAGAGTTAGCAGTTCGAGAAAAGTTAAATAAACAACTTCAAGAACAACTTGATGTCGAAGTCGATTTGCTGAGAAGACAGCTCGATCGTAACTTAATTAGTGTCGAAGATTATCTTTCTGGAGTTACTGAGATAAAAGGACAAAGAACCTTTGGGGATGCTCAGTCTGATATTTTGAGCGCTACCAGAACGAAGATGACAGAAATTGATGCAAAGCTATCTTCAATGTCTGGATGGGATAAGTTTTGGACAAATAAAGATGAAAAGCTAGAATCTCAATCAGAAAGAATCGCAGCTCTTGCAGCCCAAGTAAATACTGCAACAGCTGACGAATTACGAAAGATAATGCAACAACTACAAAGTCTGGGTGTTGATTTGAGCTCTGTCCCAAAGTTTGCTTCAGGGGGCGAGTTTATTACGAATGGGCCAATGTTAGCGATGCTCGGCGATAATAGATCTGGGCGCGAGCATGTTCGGATTACTCCAGTCGAGTCACACGGTTCTCCAGCAGCCAGTCCTACTATTATTATTAATGGTGGAGTTTGGGGGATTGAAGATCTTTACAAAAAATTGGCAGTGGTCGGGATAAAGATAGGAGATCGCAATCAATGACATATGAAGTTCTAGTCATAAAGCTTATTTATCCAAATGGAAGTTCTCGCGATGTTTCTAGCCTTTTAGTTCCCGACTCATATCAGGAAAAGCTAACCCTGTGTGGCGAGGATTATAAGAGCACAATTAACTCAGTAAGTTTTTCTTTATATTATGACCGAAGCTTATTTTTGGATCTGGCTATGATGACAGACTTGCTGAAGGTTTCTGTTTGGTCAAATTTGGATGAAATTTTTCGGGGATATATGGACCCTGCCGGAACAGTGCAAATTGTTGGGCAAGATGAAGTAAGTCCTATTCCTGTTGAAGTTGTGGATCAGCTCTCAGTTTTAGACGCAAAAGTGGTTGATGATTTGTCTTTCCCGCCTGCCTTGGGCGATGCTCCATGGAAGGTGTATGACCCAGAAGATTTGCCTCATTCTATTTTGTTTGATTTGCTGGTGCGCATGAATTTGCATGAAAACATATCACCTTCAGCACCTGCTATTTTAGATGTTGTTCAGCAGTATTCAGTCACATCTACAACAGGATCTTGGAAACAGGTTGTTGATGACCTTCTCTTTGAGCGTCGGATGGTTATAACAAGTGAGGGTCCTTTTGTAACGTGGAGACCGTGGTCTGAAGATTCTCCAGTCCCTATTTCAGTAATAACAGAAGAGCACTTGCTTTCGCAAACACCTCTATCTATTGGCACCCGGTATGACCGCCATGATGGAGACAAAGTGGAGTGGTCTAAAGCTTCTTTAATTGAGAATGCCAGGCTGTGGGAAGGTTCTACTCCGATTGATGGGGATGGACTGTTCCCGGGAGAGCCAATAGCTGCAGGAGATTACTGGCCGGAAGATTCGGATATACAAGAAATATGGCAAGAGTTTCAAAAAAGTTGGCTTGATATTCCTTATTTAACTGGATCTACTAGGCTCAAAAATGACGACCTGTCGCTACTTACTACCGGCGCATGGTATGTAAAAGATGGCAAAGATCCACTTGTTGAGCTAGATCCGGTTGAAGATGGTCTTACTGTTGACTTTAGGGCAAAGCGGGCACGGCTGAGATATCGGAACAATGGAGAGTCAGCCCAGAGGCTTTACTATACCTATATATATGGGGATGCTTTAATTCGATCGCAAAAGCTCGACGTGACAGTCCCTGGGACTGCTAGGCGTCCAGAGACATATACTTCCATAACTATTTTTGATTCAGAAACTGCAGATCGACTGGCACATGCACTATATAACGAAAGAAGATATGGAAAGGTTCAGGTCTCATTTAAACTAGAAGCTGCTTTTAAGCCAGGTGATGTTGTCGAGATTTATCATCAATCTGAAGACTTGCGAATTCTTGCTAGAATTATAGGTCGATCAATTACGCGGGGCTCCTCCGGCTTATATTCGTATACCGCTACAGGGTGTGCTGAAGTTTCCGCCGGAACTGCCAAGCGAAGCGGTTATCAAGGGTCAACAATTAATCGCCCTCCCATTGTTCCACAATACCAATATGCTCCCACAACGGACGGACCTTGGCATACACCATATATAGAGGGTGACTTTTATTATCGATTAAGTGTAGACGGCGGGGTGACGTGGACAAGCGCCATAAGATTTCGAGGAGAAGCAGGTTCTCCGGCACCTAGATATTTAGGCAAGGTGCTTGAATTGCCTCCTGATCCAGAAGTGCATGACTTTGTTCTTTTTGGCGCAGAGGACACAGGCGGTTATTTGTTCGGCCGCATTTATGTTTGGGACGGATCTTCTTGGGTTGAAAACCATGAGTCAGACTACATAATGGCTGCTACTGCCGATGCTCAAAAGCTAGCGCACTCTACTGGCAAAACTGTTTATGCTGCAGAGGTTTTTGCTTGGTATTTTGTAGGTCGAAATTTAGTCATAGGACCTGGAAATGGCACGGCAGGCTCAGGACTGCTTTTTGAGATTTTTAGTGGTGATGAAAATGCTATTCCTATTGTTCCGCCAGTCATTAGGGCTTTATACGGTGACGATAAAGTTTGGGAAATTGATCCTCTTTCCGGAGACTTTGAAATTGGCAATTATGCTGGGGGGAAAGGGGCGATTTATAGAGGAGCCACTGGAGAGTTTTTTGGTAAGTTTAGCGAACTAAGAAACGTTTTACCTTATCAGTTTATGGACTCGCTGGATTCGTCTCACCCGATGGAAACAGATTTTTTTATTCCAACAGACACGGTTCGAATAGTTAGCGTTAAAGTAAATGCCAAAGGATCTAAATATCGAGCGTATTCATACGCCCTAGACTTTCAGGAACCGGGATATTGGGGCCGATCTACTGAAGCTGCTACACCATCAATGAGTTTGACTTTCAACTCTTTTGGTTCTACGGGATCCGGCGGAGACCACACGCACACTTATAGTTTGGTTAGCGGAGTGGCCTACAATTCCGGAGGTCATAGCCACTCTCTGAGTGTTCCATTTTGGGATAATGCTAGCACTTCTAGCGAGAATGCGGGAGGAGGCTATCACTCACATGGTTACAGAGTCCCCACAGGAATTGATGGCGATGGCGCACACAGTCATAGTTTGAGTTTTTCTAGCGCAAATACAGGAAGTTCCGGTGGTCACTCTCACTCGGTATCTTTGGCCTCGGGAATCACAGGGGGGTCTCACTCTCACTACTTTGATATGGACCACTCTCATTCCATTGCTTTCGGGATTTATGAAGGAACAACTCCAAACAATGTTGTGCTGTATATCGATGATGGCAGCGGATACGGGACGGGGATTTCGTTAGGTTCAGGCTCGGTTTTGGCAGCAGATTTAGACATCACCTCGCACCTTAGCGGAACTGGTTGGAAGAGTTTGAAATTTACTTCATCGAGAATGGGTAGAATTAATGTTCAAATAATTGTTGAGGTGGATATCACCGCATAGAGGTTGAAGTTTTTTGCAAAACCCATCGGAACTATGGCGAGACTCATCGTTGAATGAGCGATAGGAGAAGTTGAATGAAGGATGCGCATGTAAGAGAAAAAGAAATCACAACGGCAAATATTAAATATCTGGTAGTCGAAGGCGACGCCATCGATATTATTCGATTTCCATTAGCAAGAATGTATGAAGGGCATGACCTGTATGATGCCACTATTCACTGTTTTTTTGAGTTTGAAGATGGCTCTGGAGATGCAGATATTCTGACTAAGGAGATCTCTTCGGGGGGCGATATTGTTTACGCATATTGGCAAGTGAAGGGGAACGCTACAAGCAAAAGTGGCAAGTTGCAAATTCAGTTAAAAGCGGTGAAGGATTCAACAGTAATCTGGCACACAAAACCTGCAACAATTTTTGTAGAAGCGTCGCTAACTCCCAATGAGCTCGGGACATTTACTCCAACAATTTTAGATCAATATTTATCCTTATACCAAGGCCTTGTAGGGGAGGCGGAGGCGGCTAGAGATAAGTCAGAGAAATGGGCTGAGGAGAATGAAGATACAGCCGTTGAGCCTGGTATGTATTCAGCCAAACACCACTCGATTAAAGCCACAGCCGCACAATTAGCCTCCGAGAGTGCTCGCGATAAAGCTGAAGATTGGGCTGAAAAAGCTGAGGATGCGGAAGTTGAAACTGACATGTATTCAGCCAAGCACCATTCAGCCAAAGCAGCAGCAGCTCAAGTTGCATCTGAAAAAGCGCGTGATGATGCTGAGTCCCTTTATGGAGACCTCTCTGCAGTAGAAGCAGCCAAGCTTGCCGCGCAGGATGCCCGTGATAAGGCCGAAGACTGGGCTGAAAAAGCTGAGGATGCGGAAGTTGAAACTGGTATGTATTCAGCTAAGCACCACTCTGCCAAAGCAGCAGCGGCGCAAGTTGCATCTGAAAAAGCACGTGATGATGCCGAGTCCCTTTATGGAGATCTTTCTGCAGTAGAAACAGCAAAGCTTGCTGCACAGGATGCCCGCGACAAAGCCGAAGATTGGGCTGAGGAAGCTGAAGATGTGGAAGTTGAAACTGGTATGTATTCAGCTAAGCACCACTCGGCTAAAGCGGCCAAGTCAGCCTCAAGTGCCGATGATTCAGAGTATCAGGCTTTATTGGCAAAACAGGCAGCGCAAACAGCTCAGGGGCTTGCAGAAGAAGCTAGGGACGATGCTCAACTTGCTAAGGGGCAAGCTCAAGCCCTTTATGGAGATCTCTCTGCAGTAGAAGCGGCAAAACAGGCAGCTCAGACAGCAAAAGGCCTTGCTGAAGATGGCAGAGATCGAGCTGAAGAATGGGCAGAGAATCCAGAGGATGCCGAAGTTGTTACTGGTAAATACTCTGCGCTCCATTGGGCTGAAAAAGCTCATAAATCAGCTCAGGCAGCTCTAGCCGCGGACGCAGCGGCAAACAAGCAGCTCTCTTATAATGGGACGCTGTATCAGTATTCACTAAAGCAGGCTATAAAGCCTGGATTTATAGCAATTTCCTTTGAGGAGGTAATCTAATGGGTATAGATTCTGTCATTCCAAATGGCTACCAAATGCAGAGCCTTATCGACAGGCCCCTGCCACTGCGCCAAATGGATGCAGCGCTCACAATCAAAAGCGCACCGGTCGTAGGGACGGTCACGGTACAGTCGTCAGCAGCGGTAGAATTAAAGATTGGGTCCACTCCACTGGCAAGTCGGTCACAAATTGTGGTAAGGAATCCCAGCATTGACACAGCTGTTCGTATCGGACCATCCGACATCACTACAAAAAAGGGCTTCATCCTGGAACCGTTAGGTACCGTCACAATCAATCAAGACCCAGAGACTGCAGTAGCTATATACGCGCGATCGGTGGGATGGGAAGTAAGCCTGGAGGTTATTGAATCATGACATACGTTTTAGAGCGCGATGGGGATGTTACGAATATTCTCATGGACTTCACCGATGAAGGTGTAGATTTGCAGGTCAGCAGAAAGGTCGCCGGAGACGAGGCTAAGGCTGCTGATTACGTGAAGGTCCTGGAGGCTGATGCTCGTCGGGATTTCGCTGATAAGTTCCCTCCACCTCCGGTGGAAGATCATCCTGAGGAGGAGATGGAATGAAGGTAAACAACGGACAATATACAATGAAAGCGCTTGCTGATCGAATCTTTGCTATCGAGGACGAGCTCACGCAGTATTGGCTCGATAATGGCAAGGTGGGTATCACTGATGAGGCGGTTCAGCTCGACTTCCGCACCCGCATTGAAGAGGCATCTTTTGGCCGCAATACAGTGCGCTATGACAACAACGGGCAACCTTCAATTCTGGTCAAATTTCTACCGGACGAAAAGAGCAAACTCTCATATTTGTTCGGCGATAGTACTGCTGGCATCCATCCAGCTTTCATCATTGATGGAGTAGCGAAGCCTTGGTATCGTGGTAAGTATCAAATGGGCCGTGTGGGTGGAACCAACTACCCAGTGTGTTTGCGTGGCTTAGAGCCTTGGTACACCATCACGTACACCGCAGCTCAGCTTGCCGTCACTGACAAGGGGAATGGCTATGGGCTACCAACCTTACAGATGGAAGCGTTTATCGCTTTGGCTGCTGCACGCAACGGCTTTGACATCGGAGGTAATACACAATACGGCCGATTCTATTATGGCCAAGACGAGATTGGAGTAGCTGCCGGTTATTATAGCGGCAATAATTATCTGCACACCCTTGGAGGGTCAGGACCGCTATCATGGAGTCACGACGGCACGCCCTTCGGGTGCTTCGATATTGTTGGCAATACCTGGACTTGGACCGGGGCTATGCGGACTGTCAATGGTGAGATTCAGACCTTCCCCAACAATAATGGCGCAGGATCTCTTAGGACTCCGACAGCTCATGGTGCAGGATCAGCAAGCTGGAAAGCCATTGATGTAGATGGAAATCTTGTTAATCCAGAGGCTTCACTGTCGCTTTGGGCAGATAGCACTTCATACGTTGAGAATGAAGCCATTATGCACAATGGCGTTCGGTATGTTGCTTTAAACGACCACACTTCTGACTCGACAACAGAGCCAGGTGTAGGGGGTGCATGGGAAACGGATTGGGTGCGAAAGGGAACACTGCACTACGCTTACGTTAATAGTGTCGTAGTTATGACTGACCATGCTGAAGGGCTGAGCGATACGAGCAGGAGCATCGTCTTTGGTAATCTTACAGCAGACATACCAGTTCCAACGATTGCCTATGCTCTTGGCCTTTTCCCGAAGTATCCTGGTCAGCGTGGGTACCTCTACGTTCGAGACGCTGAGCGTCTGCCCATCCGGGGTGGCAACTACGAGAGCACTAACGATGCGGGGCCAGCGGCCTTGTTCCTGGGCAACGGTCGGAGCAGCTCGAGCAGCACCCGGGGGGCGGGCCTGGCTTATAATGGTAGCTAGAACTGAGCAACTGTTAACTGAAAACTGAGTGGAGGCGGGGTATGACGAAAATGTCGAAAATGGAGATCAGGGCAGATGACATCATCCAATATGGTTACATTGCAACAAGACAATTCCCCAAGAGTGAAAAGTTCACCCTTGCCACTAGGCTAACTGATCAGATGTGGGAAATCGCGACGCTGGTAAGCGGCGCCTGCGATGCGCAGTATGGCAGCGACAAGCTCAAGCTGATGAAACAGGCAGACATGGAGCTGCGAAAATTAAAAATCATGGTCCGAAATGCCATGAAGCTTGAGTTTTTACCGTTTAAAAAATATGAACATTGGGCCAAGCTGAATGATGAGCTTGGAAGGATGATCGGCGCATGGATGCGCCAGATCTCAAATAGAAAGGGGTAGGGTCTATAAGAGCGTATGCCCATCCGGGGTGGCAACTACGAGAGCACTAACAATGCGGGGCCAGCGGCCATGAACCTGAACAACGTTCGGAGCAACTCGAACAACAACCGGGGGGCGGGCCTGGATTATCTGCGCAGCCTGAGCGCATCACTTACGAGTGGTGCGAGAGTGCACAGAAGATAAGGGACGCTATTCCTTCCGTAAAGGTAAAGAGAGAAATGAATGAGGGTGGCCCGGCAAGTACCAAAGCGGGAACGTGGGGCTTGTCCTCCCTTTAATAATAGGAGCAAGGATGCCAATTACATACAATGATCTTTGGGAAAAATTCATTGACTTTGAGAATCTGTACAACGCTTATGCTACTGCAAGGAGCGGAGGGCACCGAGAGGATATTCAGGTCATGCGATTCACCTACGACCTGGAAGCAAATCTCATCAACTTGCAGAACCATTTGATATGGGAAACATGGAAGCCTGACCCAGTTTATACATTCACCGTATACGAGCCGAAAAAGCGGGTAATCCATGCTCCATCGTTCCGTGACCGTGTGGTCCATCATGCGCTTTATCAGGTCGTCGGAAACCTCTTTGAGAACAAAATGATTGGCCAGACCTATGCTTGCATAAAGGGTCGCGGTCCCCTGCTCGCTGCCCTTCAAATGAAAGAGTATCTGCAGAGTTACCCAAGCGATCAACGGGTCTATGTTGGCAAGTGCGACGTTAGTCAATATTTCCCTTCCATATCACACAGCTACATAAAGAGTCAGATCCGCCGGACTGTCTGTGACAAGCGGGTACTTTACATCATGGATACACTTATCGATCAGAACGGAATGGATCAGGGGCTCTATATCGGATCACTTCCCAGTCAGCTTTATGCCGGCATTAATCTCTCACCTCTCGACCATCGGATGAAAGACGATTTGGGAGTCAAGCACTATACCCGTTATATGGACGATTTTAACCACATATCCAGTGACCTAAAACGCGCCCAGGAGTTGTTCATCGAGTCTGAGCGAGTGCTGGCTGTTGCAGGGTTACAGATGAATCCAAAGAGTCGAGTAATACCAGTTACTCATGGAATAGACTTCTGTGGCTACAGAATCTTTCGTGACCACTTTCTCCCTCGCAAGCGCAATGTTAAAAACGCTAGAAAGCGCATACTGATGCGTATCGAAGAATACGATCGCGGTGAGATCGAATTGGCTACCGTAAGGGACACCATTATGTCATTCCTTGGATATATGAAACATTGTAGCGGCTATAGAACTACAGAGAATTTGCTCAACGAAATACTGATCAAGGGCCGGCCGTTCATTGAGAAGAGGGAAGTCGTGTGAAAACAGAGTCAACTAGTTCTTTTTAACTTTTAAAATCTGTGTTGAGAAACGGTCATCATGCCACGATTAAACACACTTAGACACGAATTAACACGGAAGAATTGTCAAAACAGGGCGGAAAAATTTTCAAAACGGCGGAAAAATTTTCATTTTTCGGCGGATTGTACACCCGCCGCTATGATGTCTTTGGTGTT